GTAACCGTGAAGCTTTCCCCAGCAATAACGGCAGCAATACCGGCGATACTCGACCAGTTCGTTAACGTCGACCGTCGCCATGTTCCACATCCGGGCAACGATTTGGTCGGCGGTTATCAGCTGGCGCTCAGCGATTGCGCGCAATTGGCGATTGATGGCCTGCGCAATATGATCTTTCCTGATCAACTGCGGGCCGGTCGACGAATCAGAATACCCAGCACGCAAAGCAGCCTGCGATGCGTTTTTATCTATAAGATATTCAATGACAAAGGCGGCTTGCATAGGTGTGAAGCCATCGTCTTCAATCAGTTCGTCGATGCTCGACACAACAGCATCACTGCGCACATTGCGCATTTTCTTCTGCGCAATGTGCGCAATTTTTTGCGCATCTGTAGCGGATGGTTTTTTGACGTAGCGGCGCGCCGTGGCGTAGTTGATGCCCTGCGCCTCACACCAGTCTTTGGGGGATATGTTTGTTATGGCATGGTCGGCGAGGAATTTTTTCTGAATGGCTCCCCAATCCGGTTTTGCCATATTTGCTCCATAAAAAACCGCCCAGAGGCGGTTAGTATTGAATTTTTCTCTGCCTAAGCAAAAATTTCAATCTCTCGATTTCAAGCTCTAAATCGTTAATTGTATCGAGTGCAACAATGATTACAGAACTAATGGGTTTGCCTTTGTAGCGGTCTGCTGAACATAGTTTTCCTTGGGAAGCTTCCAATAAAATTGTGTACGCATCTTTCTCTGCCATATCAACCTCCATATTGAACACGGGTTAACATTAGCAAGCTCATTATAACAATCAAATCAGAATACTCAGAAATCTAACCGATGGCCTCCCAACCTGGTTTGGTCATTGTTGATTCTCGTCATTAAAGTTAAATTATCATTGTCCGATACTAATTTTTGAACGTGCTTGTGTGACGCTCAGTCAATGAGGTACTCGCGACAGAACATTTCTTGTTTGTCGGTGAGTGCCATATTTATACCTAAACTAAAAAAGGACCATGAAATGGATTCTGTTGTTGTAAATCGCCTTCTTGAGTTAACAAAAAAATCAGACAGCAAAATTGCTGTCGCTGCAATTCACGCTTTAGGTGAAGGCGGCCCTATAACACAAGAGGTAATAGATCGACTCGTAGAGATTTCAAAAAAGTCGGACGCTGAATTACAGTTAGCTGGCATATCTGCCTTAGGAAGGATTTTCCGCCGCCGCAAGTGATATCTGAATCTAATCAGGCCCAATCGCAAGAGTCCTGATTGTCATTTAATTATTGCCTTGTACCAATCCTGCTAGCGGCAGATGCTCATTATGGCATGATCGGTGAGGAACTGTTCTTGCAGGCTCCCCCAGTCCGGTTTTGCCATATTATTTCTCTTCGTGATTGTTGCAGGATACCAACTGCGGGGATTGTAATTGCGAATATTGAAATTTTTTTAGACGTTCTGACTCTTTGATAGTTATTATTATTTACTTACTTTTTAGAGGGAAAATCATGTCTATTTCACCATTATGGAATCCAACAGGCTATCTCATCGAATTAGCAGTGAGAAAGACAATGGAACGCTTTAGTAATTCTGCAGAAAACAGTGATGTGTCGGCTGACGACTTGAGCCAAGATGCAGTCAAAGTAAATATTCAGTCGGCCGTGCTTCAAGAACAAGCTAAAGTAGAGCAGGAGTTATCCATCGCCAGGAGAATTTTGATCGCAGAGGAAGTGGAAATTGAAGAGTACTACGACACTTCCGGAAAAGGTGGACTCGGGTTTAAAAGCGATGCAGAAGAAGTATCGCTTGGAGCCAGTGGCAGTGGTCGTAAAGTCACTAAACGAATTGTCAAATTTAAAGGCTTTAATTCTCAAGCTCAAGAGATGCTTGCGCAAAGTGATGCTAAAAACGCGTCCCAAAATTCGGAAGCTGAAATACTTCGGAATGACGATTCGTTGAAAGTTTAATCGCCTTCCCTTTCAAAATAAGGCGTTAGTCTCTTTTTTTGACGTTTTCAGACTTTAACTTGTGAGCATAAAAGGCGCGATTGTAAATTCAGCTCGTTATGCCCACTATAAACCTTTCACGCTCAGCAGATTACTTTCGTGATTTTAGGAAGAAAACATTATCACAGGCACTCGGTGAATGCCTGCTGTAATGTCTTAGCAGTCGCCGTCTGGCTGTGCCACAGCACGGCACGCAGCCATGCATGCCGTCTGCATATCCGTTTTGGCGATCGCCAGCCAGCGCGGGTCCGCTCCATCGCTGCGCAGTCTTTCAAGGTGTGAGACAAATTGGCGGCTAAGCGCCTTCAATGAGTTCATATCGGCAATATCTTGCTCGGATAAGGTGCGGTAGCCTTTGACTGTGCTGCCGTCTTGCGGTTTAGCTTCGCTCATCAACTATTCCTTCATCAGTTAATCTTGCAGGGCTTCAGTTGCAAAACCTCCAAAGAATCAGACCAGTTTTTTAGCCAGATCAACCAGGTCGTCGAATACTACATGGGCCTGTGCGCCAGCAGCGGCGACCAGTTCTTTCAGCTTTGCCACCAAGGCGTCGCTTTCCGTTGCTGTCTGTTCTTCTGCAGCGTTTTCTACTTGATCGGGCATTGTTTGTTCCTCTCTTTGTGGAGTTTCGGCGGGTGCCGGTTTGAAATAGATGCTTTTCAGCCATGCGAGAAAGCGTTTAATCATTTCGGTCTGGCCTCTTCGATTCGCTTAATTCTTTGATAGAGCAAGACGATTATTTCCATCGCGCAGAACCCGCCCCCCTCATGTAGCCTTTCGAATGATTGGGCTCCATGCCCCTGAGCTGCATACTCTTTGTAAGCTTCACGGGCAATTGGCTCATCAACGTCATTTGCTATCGGCTTTTGCATCGGAACTTTCTTCATTGCGGGCAGCCTCTATTTTCTTGATGCCGGAAATCTGCGCGTTGCAGTTCTGCAGGTCAGTCAGCAGCAATTCATTCAACTGCAAAGACATGCCCTACGTTAGCGCATCGCACGCAGGCGCATACGCGACACCACTGATAGTGACCTGCATATTGGCTCTCATAAAAAAACCGCCCGTAGGCGGTTATCATTTAGACTGAATATCTGCTTATGAAGGCATTCTATTTCGGTTGTTTAATATTAGCAGCCCATATATTAATTCGTTTATCTATGACCAGAGTAAAGCCTGAGGTTAGATTAAAATAAAGTTCTTTTGCCCTTTTTGAATTTGAAATAGTGTACGTAATGATGCTGCCATGCCCCACCGGCTTGCAACTATAATCCAATTCCTCTTGTTTCATGTTAATCCACACACTTGCTGTTTTTTTATCCAGATCGCAATGTTGGTCGCTCATGAAAGATATCACCATAGTGGACCAGTCTGTTCCAGGCCCAACAATACTGACTAAAACAGGCTCATTATTTTCTGTCTGTGTTGTTCCGTATAACACCCCATCAGAAGACCGCCATACATTATATTCATTAGGAACATATGCTGCATATGAAGAACTAATAAATCCGACACACAACAAAACGGAAATAATCCTTTTCAAAAATAGCTCCTTGACACTAGGAATTTTCTTATATTGATAATAAAAATATCACTTTAGAAAAAAAATTCAAAGGGACAATACTGAACATAACATTTTATCCCTCATTACTTTGTTACAGGCTTACTTAATTCTATTGCTACTTAATCATCAAGCGCTGAATAGTTGATAATTTTTAAAACAAATCGTAATCACAAGTTAAATTTGCAACGCTTCTGAGCTTCAGCTGCATAGCCCTGAAGGTATTGGATCACTTGGTCGTCTTTGATGGCGCTGGCTCGGAGATCGAGAACAGTCCGTCCACCAGCGCCAGAGAGTTCGACTTGTGCTGCATCGCCCAGGCTGCCGGTGCCGGAAGTGCTGTTCCTGATAAGCTCGCTGGTGGCAAGGTTTGCGGCGACGATTTGCACCCGGCGATTACCAGCAGCAACATCAGCGCGCAACTTTTCATTCTTAGCCTGTTCATCTGCTATTTCCTTCGTGTGCTTCGCATCCAGCGACGCCAGTGCGGCCTGTGCCGCTTCGGTGCGCTTCTGCTGGTTTGTCAGGTCAATCACGGCTTGATCGCTTTGTTTCTTCAGATCTGATGTGTGGGCTTCATTCAATTTGGAAACGTCAGCATCCCAGCGCAACCCTTCTATCCACCAGGTAAGAGCAGCGCCAGCCACGAAGGCCATCACAATCGGTAAATTGTTATTCATCCAGCCCCCAGCATGTCAGCTCGCTTTCCTGATCACGGCGCTGAACCTGTCCGAAACAGTTGTTGGAGCGAATGCGGCAGTCTTTTCCGTCATCCCAGATCCAGCGTTTTATCTCAGCGCATGCCCCTAGTCGGTTCCCAGCATTAAGTTTTCGGTAGAACGTGGAGGTGAAGCATTTACCAGGGCCGATATTCCACGGGCAAAATGAAGCAATGCCAACTTTCTGCAGCTCGGTCAGGGGGATATGAACATTTTTCTCAACCCAATCCAGAGCCTTGGCCTGTTCTGCTTTGTCGATGGTATCGCACTGCGACTGGGTTAATTTCATACCCTTGGCTACTAGCTTCCCATTCACAGAGGTAACGCCACCACAGATAGTCCAAACACCCCCCTGATCCTGATAAGCAATCAGGCTGGTGCCTTCTTTCTCTTTCAGGAATTGCTCCATCAGCACTGGCGCGCTTGCGCCAGTAACGATCAGCGCCAACATCGCGGCACTGAGTTTCGTTTTAAGGTTTGCCACATCAGACCTCGCTGGTTTTCTGCGCGAGATCGTTAACAACCTGGGCGGTTGCTGATGGATTTTTTGCATCTACCTTATCGGCTATTTCTTGAAGAATCCGGGTACGCTTCATCTGTTCGCGACGATTCAGGAAGTATGTCAAAGCAGTAAAGAGCGCGCCGATCAGCACGCCTGCGATAAAGCCCCAATCCTGAAGGGATAAGCTTGCAAAGAAGGCCGTAATTCCAGCACCACCATATGTAGCGTTACTGTATTTTTCGTCCATTTTCATA